GTTCGGTGTGAGACCGCAGAACGTGTGCCCGCCGAAGGGTGCTGATATTTGCGAAGACGGCGCCGGAGATTGTGTCGAGTGCATGAAATGGTGGAATAGGGAGTACAAGGACCCGGAGGCGGAGGAATGAAGCCGTTTACTGTCGTTGACGTTAAAACGGGGCACTATCCAGACGTCGGGAAGATCGCACGGAAAGAGGAATGGGCGAAGGACCTTATGTATTGTTCGATAGACGGGTTCGCTATCACGGAAGACGGATACCTTGTGCTTATGGACGCTTGCGGGAATATAGCATATTGCCCGCAGGACAGATTTCTGGTCGTGGAGGAACAAGGCAAATGACTATCGCATTATGGATTATCGCGGTCTGTTCGGTCGTACGCATTGTGCAGAACAGCATCCAGTTACGCAGCCTCCGGAGGAATTCGAGATCGTACGACGGGGCGCTGCAGGAGTTCGTGAAATCTCTAAACCGGACGGACAAGGAGTTTGTCCGGGAAGTGCTGAAGGAATTCGAAAAAGAGCAGGAGGCGGAGGAATGAGCGAATACTGTTCAATAAAAGGATGCTGGTGCGAATACGCGAACGATCGTGGTAATTGCATCCTTACGCCATGCTTGGTCGAAGGTGAAGGGACGTATGTGATCAATTCCGGGAAGGGGACGTTCATCCCGAAGCCGGAGAAACTGTCTTTTACCATCGAAGAGCTGCCGGATTTGATCAAACGAAACGAGATCCTGCAGGACGCGATCAAACATTACGGGGAAACGATGCAACAGCAGGTTGCGATCGAGGAAATGGCAGAGCTGACAAAAGAGCTGGTCAAGTGGGCGCGCGGGGATCATTCCTTCGAGAGAGTGGCGCACGTCTTGGAAGAGATTGCAGACGTTCAGATCATGCTGGACCAGCTGAAGATCATATTCGGCCCGACGGACGGGTTCGAGGATGTAAAGCTACGCAGGCTGCAGCAGCGGATCGAGGAAGGCAAAGAATAATGGCAAGCTATATCGCAAAGGCGAAATCGTCAATATGGGAGACGCCGCAGTGGTTATTCGATGCGCTGGACAAGGAATTCCATTTCGGGACCGACGTGTGCGCGCTTCCGGAGAACGCGAAGTGTGAGAAGTATTACACGCCGGAGGTCGACGGTCTCGCGCAGGAGTGGGGGGGGGTATGCTGGTGCAATCCTCCGTATGGCCGGGAGATTACAGAATGGGTGAAGAAGGCCGCTTCCGCAAATGCGACAACCGTCATGCTGCTGCCGGCGCGCGTGGATACGAAATGGTTCCACGATTACGTGTACGGCAAGGCAGAGATCCGGTTCGTCCGAGGAAGAGTGAAGTTCGGCGGGAGCAAAGACAATGCGCCGTTCCCGTCCATGATCGTTGTTTTTCGAGGGAATCATGAAACGTAAAATCAAAAACTGCCGAGAGATCGAGGCCCGGGAGGCATACAGAACAGCAGTGCTCGCGAATGCACGGTTCATGTGGATCCGCAGGCTGATGTGGGCGGACCTGCAGCTGATGCTGCTCGAAGAATGGATCCATAATCACCGGAAGGAGGCCGTGATCCTGATATCGGAGATAATAGGCTGTTTGCTGATCATGTACGGGGTCGTCCGGCTGGGATATTGGCTGAATGCCGTCTTGTGGGGGTAAACATGGCGTGGGTGAAGGGATATAAGCTGCCAAAAGAGGTTTACATGCAGACGCTATGGTTCGTCCGGACGTATCCGCGCATGAAGGAAGAGCTGTCCGCGCAGATAGGCAGGTCGCACAAGATGGACGGGCAGCCGAGGGGAACGCAGCCCGGGGATCCGACGGCGGCAACGGCGATCCAGTGCGCGGAGCTGTCCGCAAAGATCGCTGCAGTAGACAGGGCCCTTCAGGAGATCCCCGAGGAATACAGGTCCGGGATCTTTCAGAATGTGGTCTACCGGATCCCGTATCCCAGCTACGCAGCGCCGAACACGTGGAAGCAGTACAGAAGGAGATTCCTGTTCCGCGTCGCACGAAACGCTGGATTCTGGTAAAAGGTTGGTCTCTTTTTGCATAAAAAAGGTGGTATTCTGGTATTGGTCCAGATTGAGAACGTGTCATGAGTTCTTCCTATTCTCTACGGAAAGCCGCCTTCGGGCGGTTTTCGCTTTATAAGGCATGGAGATTATATACAAGCGCGTCGCGGATCTGATCCCGTACGCCAACAATCCAAGAAAAAATGACAAGAGCGCCGAACAGGTTGCCGCGAGCATCCGCGAGTTCGGGTTCAAGGTCCCGCTGGTCATCGACAGAAACGGTGTGGTCGTTACCGGCCATACAAGGCTGAAGGCTGCCAAAAAGCTAAAGATGCAGGAGGTCCCGTGCATCATCGCAGACGATCTTTCCGACGAGCAGGTGAAAGCTTTTCGTCTGGCAGATAATAAGGTGTCCGAGGCCTCCGAGTGGGATTTCGAAAAGCTGGATCTGGAAATAAAGGACCTTGACTTTGATCTCGGGCAGTTCGGGTTCGAAATACCGGACCTTGACGAAAAAGATCCGGACGACGGGTATTACGGAGACGCGCGCGAGCGAACTTTTAACGCAGTAAACCTTCTCGACGTGGACCTTGAACGCACTGCCGGGAAGTACCAGCTGCCTACGCTGTCGGCCGAAAATCACGTGCCGAAGGACCTGATTTCGTTTAATTACGTCCTGAATACGGACGAATTCGAGAAGGGCGTCCATTTCTATATCGACGACTATCAATTCGAGCGGGTATGGAACGATCCGCACGGGTACGTGCAGCGCTTATCTGAATTCGACTGCGTACTAACGCCGGACTTTTCGCTTTACACTGAAATGCCGCTGGCGATGCGTTGTGGAACGTGTATCGGTCCCGTCTGATCGGGCAGATATGGCAGGACGCCGGCCTGATCGTCATTCCGACGCTGCAGTGGTGCCGGGAAGACAGCTTCGAATTCTGTTTTGACGGAATCGAGCCGGGCGGTACGGTGAGCGTGTCAACGATCGGGGTAAAGAACGATCCGGACGCCGGGGATTTGTGGGTCGCCGGAATGGACGAAGCGATGAAGCGGCTGCGTCCGAAGCACGTCGTCGTGTATGGCGGGGATATCGGGTACAAGTTCCCGTGCAGGGTAACGTACATCGCGAATCACAACGCCGATCGGCTGAAGAACAACACGGGGCGCGAAGCTACGCAACCCGTTGGAAAATAAAGGTTTACGGAAGTTCAGGAAAGAGGTATAATACATGGGTGGTAGAGGCGCAAGCGCTGGCGGAAGAGGCCGCGGTGGCGGATTAAACCCGGCGAACATCATTTCGACAAGATCACTGATAAGCGAACGAGAACGCGCCGGCAATCTGGTCGACGAAACGCTGTCGGTTATGCGTGATTTCAACGACGAATACGGTGAAGTGGTCGGGGATCTGGTCATCGCAGAGCTCACGAAAAGAGGCGCGAACGTGTTCGCCTTTTCTGATGGCGACACGATCGGCGTCAATGAGAAGTATTTCAGCGATGCGATCAAGAAGGCATACGAAGACTGCGTGAAAAGTGGTTTTCATCCGTCCACGGGCAGCAAATCGGCACTCGAAGCAACGATCGCGCATGAAATGGGACACAACCTGTCCGCGCAGGTCGCGCAGAAGCTGGGCCTGCCCGGTATGGATGCGGCATCGACGCGTATCGTAAAGGAAGCGCTGAAGAACACGTCTCACAGAGGCGTCGTCATCATGGCGCGGCAGATCAGCGGTTACGCTACGCACAGCAATTCCGAGGCGGTCGCCGAAGCAGTGTCTGACGTATACTGCAACAGAGGCAAAGCGAAGGCAGAGAGCAAAGCGATCGTAAACGTTATCAATAAGTATCTGAAATAGGGAGGAACATCATGGGCAAGATCTATTCTGAACCGTCGGACTATTTCCCGAAGGAACTGCGCAAGAAGTACAAGCTGGGCGAATTCGCGCCGGACAACGAAAAGAAGACCGCCGCGAAGAAGACCACCAAGAAGAGCTCGAAGAAATAGCCAAGATGGGCGGACGGGGAGCAAGCGCCGGAATCAGTAAACGCGGGGAACGTTACGGGAGCCAATATAAGACCATTCTGGAGGTTGGCAACATAAAGTTCGTCTCAAAGAAGACCCGGCAGTCCGAGCCGCTTATGGAGACTATGACCAGCGGCCGCGTATATGTTCAGGTCGGCGGGAATGACCTACTGCGCATTATTCGGTTCGACGCAGAGAATAAGCGAAACCGCGTCATCGAGCATGACGACAGAACCGGCCAATGGCACGTGCATTTCGGGTATTACCACAACGAATACACCAACACTGCGCACGGGGAGCTTTCCGCGAGCGATCGCGAATTGCTTGCAAAAGTACAGCGCTTATGGGATAATCATTTGAGAAGGGCATAGTTTAAGTCGGTGAAAACGGCCTCCGGGCATTTTTCCGGTTAAAATCCGGATACCCTTCTGAAAGCATCCGTAAACGGGTGCTTTTTTATTTGGTAAACACGTACGATGGAAATCACGATTCAAGATGGGGTCGAGCTGCTGAAGAGCCCGGTCCGTCACAAGCATGCAGGAAAAGAAAAGGACTTTGAGCAGACAGTGCTGCTGAACATACAGCAGATATGCGAGGCTATCGGGCTGCCGGAGATCGAGAGAGTAAAGAGTCAACCGCGGTATGACGCAGACGGATTCCGCATCCGGCCCGATATCATCGTCGAGCATGTAGACGGGAGCGCGACAGTGTTCGAAGTCAAGAAGCATCCGGCAGTGGACGCGAGGCCTGACGCGTACGATCAACTGGCCGCTGTTGGGCAGCTGCTGCTGTATAAGACAGTCCTTGACGGCGTATATCCGAAGGTCCGTCTCGCGCTGATCGATAACAAAATATTTTTCCGGACCTTTTGCGCATTTTTACAGAATAACCTGCCCATTACCCTGTTAGATTTCCAAAAGGACGAGCTTTTTATGCCGTATAACGGTTGGATGGATGAACAAGAGGGGAAGACCTAAAAAAGTAACCGCGGAAATATTGGTCCGCGATATTGAACCATATTTGAGAAGCACGGCGGTCCCGATTCTGGCGGAATTTGCGCACCAGCATGGCATTACGAGGTCGTACCTGTACCAGCTCGCATACGCGGAAAGAGACGCCGGGCGGCCTGAATTATCTAACGGTTTGGCATGGCTGTCCGAGGCGAAGGAGGTCGCGCTGGAAAAAGGCGGCCTTACGGGGAAACTGAACCCGAGCGTCGTCAAGTTCTCGCTGAAGCAGCTTGGCTGGAGGGAAGAGCCGATCGACAAGAACGAAGGCGGGGGGATCCTGATCAATGACGATTTCACGGATTAACCTGTCTGACATTCTGGCGTCGTCATTCCGGCCGGCACATACAGCGATCATGCGGGGCACGCATCACCAGCTTGTGCTGAAGGGCGGCAGAGGATCCACGAAATCGTCGTACGCATCGATCGAGGTCGTGTACCAGCTAATACGGCATCCCGAGATCCATGCGGTCGTCATGCGCAAGGTCGCGAACACGTTGCGGACCACGGTATATGCACAGTATATCTGGGCCCTGTCGGCGCTGGGAGTATCCGGGGAGTTCAAGTGCACGATCTCACCGATGGAGATCACGTACAAGAAGACCGGGCAGAAGATCATGTTTTTCGGCGCGGACGATCCGGGGAAGATCAAATCGTTAAAGGTGCCGTTCGGTTATGTAGGCCTGCTGCACTTTGAAGAGCTGGACCAGTTCGCCGGGGAAGAAGAGATCCGAAACATCGAGCAGTCCGCGATGCGTGGCGGCGAGATCGCGATCGAGATCAAGACGTTCAACCCGCCGCGAACGGCGATGAATTGGGCAAACAAGTATTGCCTGCGGGACAAGCCGGACCAGCTGATCCTGCATACCGATTACAGAAGCGTCCCGGAGGCTTGGCTGGGCCCGAGGTTTATCGCAGATGCAGAGTACCTGCGGGACACGAATTTCCCGGCGTACGAGCACGAGTATTTGGGAATGGCGAACGGTACGGGCGGGAACGTATTCTCGAACGTGGCGGCGCTGGACATGTACAAGAAGACCGACGGCGTGGCGCTGGTGCAGACATTTGATCGGCACTATAACGGCATAGACTGGGGATATTTCCCGGACCCGTTTGCGTTCAACCGCTGTCATTTCGATGCCGGCCGGCGGGACCTGTACATATACGACGAATTGACGCTGTACAAGACCGGCAACCGCGAGAGCGCCGACAAGGTGATCGGCACCGGCGTCGGAGACGAAAAGATCATTTGCGACAGCGCAGAGCCGAAGAGCGTCGGGGATTACAGGAGTTACGGCCTTTACGCGTCCGGGGCACAAAAAGGCCCGGGAAGCGTTGAGTATTCGATGAAATGGCTTGCGAGCCTGAATCACATTTACATCGACGCCGATCACTGCCCGGACACGTGGCGGGAGTTCACGGAATACGAGTACGAGCGCGACAAGGACGGCAACGTCGTATCAGGGTATCCTGACGCGAATAACCATCACATCGACGCAGTTCGTTACGCGCTGGAATCGTACTGGAAGAGAAGGGGACAATGAACAGAGTTCGAAGCTGGTTTTATCGATGGCTGCCCGCGGAGGTCAAGACCGAGTACATCGCGGCATACAAGAAGCTGGAGGGAGAAAACCAGAAGCTGCAGCAGGAGAACAGAGAGCTGCGGGCGTACATCGATGGCATGCACAGCGCGATGCGTAGTCGCACGCGCGTGCAGATCGTAAACGAGAGGTCGAAATGAGAGACGCAATTACGAGTTTGAAGGAGGTTTTCCACGTTCGGGATATCACATCCGAGCGGATGAAAGAGGCGATCAAAGACTGGTATCGCCTTTATTTCGGCGTGGAAGACAGCGCGGACGAAGACGACACGCAAAGAATCGCGTATACCATCGTCCGCAAGATCACGAAGAACGTCTTCGCGGAGTACGACGCGCAGGGCAAGACCGAGTTCGAAAAACAGGTCCTTGAAGCGCTGGACCGCGCGAAGAAGAAGGCGATGCAGGGCGCGCTGATCGGAGGCGAGGTCCTGCTGAAGCCGCTTATTTTTGGCAAGAGGCTGGAGTACCTGCCGATTTCCCGTCCGTCGATGGTCATTGTCGGCCGGAACGAAAGCAACCAGATCGTGGACCTTTGCACCGAGGAACGGTCCGAGGAAGACGGGCACTATTACACGCTATGCGAGAGACGCTATCTGAACGGAGACGGCAGGCTAACGATCCTTACGAAGCTTTTCCGGTCGGATGACCTGCAGTATTACGGCAAGGAGGTCCAGCTGTCGGAGCTCGAACGGTACAGAGACGTCGAGCCGATCCTGACGCTGCCGATCGATAACATCGGTTTGGTATCGCTGTCCTGCCCGGCCGAGAACTGCGTGGACGGATCCGACGACGCGGTATCGATCTATGCGGCAGCAGCGAAGCTGATCCACGAGATCAACGTCAACGAAGCGCAGCTGTCCGGGGAATTCGAGCGGGGCATGTCACGTCTGATCGTCTCGAACGATTTCCTGCGCAAAGACGACAGAGGCAGGAAGGCGATTGTGGACGATATCTTTACAGGGCTGAACGACGATCCCGAGAATGTAGGCATTCAGATCTTTTCGCCGGTGCTGCGGGAAGAAGCGTACAACAACCGCAAGCGCGAGTACCTGCGGAACATCGAAAGCATTATCGGCCTGAAGCGGGGCCTGCTGTCCGACGTGGAGAGCGAAGACAAGACCGCAACCGAGATCACATCGTCCGCGGGCGATTACAACCTGACCGTAATCGATTTTCAAGAGGCATGGGAGGCGACGGTCAAGGAAGCGCTGGAGATCACCGGCAGACTGACCGAGATATACAAGCGCGGCAACGCGACGTGGAACGAAGACAATATCGCGATTTCGTGGGGCAACGGCGTGCTGTACGACGAGAACAAGACGTGGGCGGACTATCAGACGATGGTCGCAACCGGACAGCTGAAGCCGGAGATCCCGGTCGCGTGGTATTTCGGCAAGGATTACAACGATCCGAAGGTGCTCGAAGAGGTCCGCGAAAAGTACATGCCGCCGCTTATGACGTTGTTAAACCAGCCCGCGGAGTAAACCATGATAACACCGGAGCAGATGGGAGCGCTGCAGGACGCGCTGGGAAAGATCGCCGATCCTGTCGCGGTTTTCATCGTGCGGGACGTGTGCCGGAGAATTTCGGAGGCGGGGCAGATCACCAGCACGGCCGAGTACCAGCTAAAACGGGCCGTATGGCTGAAAAAATCCAAAAAGGATATAGATGCCCTATTGAAGCAGGAAAAGCCCGCAGAGGAACTTGCAAGTACCTTCAGGAAGGCGTACGACACGATCCTTATGCAGACCGGGGCCGAAGCGCTGGAGAATGACCCGGGAATGCAAAGGATCCTGCAGTCGGCGATCGAACTTGCGGACAAGGATTTCCGGAACATCACGCAGACGCTGGGCATGATCGATCCATTCGGAAGAGAACTGCCCTTGCGGGACGCGTACGTATCCTGCACGGATTACGCGTTCAAAAAGGTTATGACCGGCGCGCAGAGTTACACGCAAGCGTGCTGGGAGGCATCGAAAAACCTGCTGGACACCGGCGTGACCGTGGTCGGGTACCAGTCCGGAGTGCATACATCCATCGACGCCGCGGTCCGAAGAAGCGTATTCGGCGGCATGGGGCTGATGGTCGAGAAGGTCGAGCAGAAGATCCACGACGAGATCGGCGCGACGGGCTGGGAGCTTTCCGCGCACGAGGCATGCGCCGCGGATCACGAACCGTATCAGGGGAGGCAGTACACGAATCTGGAGTACGAGGCCCTGAACGGAACCGCGGAACTGCCCGGGATCCTGAAGCGGAGGATCGGGACGCTGAACTGCAAACACGTCGCATTCCCGATCATCATCGGGGTATCGAAACCGGTATACACGGCGGAAGACCTGCAGAAGATGGCGGACCGAAACGCGAAGGGCGTCACGTACGAGGGGAAACACTACACGACGTATCAGGCGACGCAGATGCAAAGGCTTTTGGAGCGGGAGATCCGGGCGGCGAGAAAGAAGATCGCCGGGCTGGAGAACCTGCCGTTGAGTAAAAAGCTCGAAGAGACGCGCGCGCGGTATCGTACACTGATGGACCGGTACAACGATTTTTCGAGGGCTGCGGGGCTGGACCCGCAGGAAGAACGCCTGCTGACGTACGGATTCGGTCCGAAGCAAGAGCGGGCAGCACAACGATAAAGAAGCACCAAGCTTTTTTATATAGCACGCAGGCGGCCGCGTTTATGGTCGCCTTTTCTCACGCCGCAGAAAACGCGGGGTACAAATCATTTTGGAGGAAAGAATGAAGGATATTTACAGCATCTTGAAAGACGCAGGAATCGACGTCCCCGAGGACAAGAAGGCCGCATTCGAAAAGGACCTGTACGCGAACTATAAGACGGTCGCGGAGGTCGAGCAGAAGACGGCCCGGATCCAAGAGCTCGAAGGGCAGGTCAAGACCGCGCAGAGCGGCCTTGCAGACGCCAACAAAAAGCTCGAAGCAATAAAGGACGTCAACGTCGACGATCTCAAAGGGCAGATTTCCAAGCTGACGAAGGACCTTGAAGACAAGGAAACCGCATGGTCCGAGAAGGTCGCCGGCATGGAATTCGACAACGTGATCGAGAAGGCGATCACCGGAGCGAAGGGCAGAAACCCGAAAGCGATCCGGGCGCTGCTGGATCTGGACACGCTGAAGAAGAGCGCCAACAGAGACAAAGACATTCAGGCGGCGATCGAGACAGTCAAGAAGGACAACGATTATCTGTTCGACACCGAGGAAGCACCGGGGCAGTACGCATCCGGAGCGGGAAGAAACGGAGCGAACAACAAACCCGTTGTCCCCGAGTTCATGTAAAGGAGTAAAAAATGGCAAGAATCAATTCCCTGAACATCCTGCTGACCACGGAAGGCAAGGACAAGCTGGCCGAAGAGTACGGCAAGGTCATCGAGAACGTACAGAAGGCCTGCATTTCGCAGAACATCAAGAACGTGGACCTGTCCGGCGATCCGACGTCGGGCACCGTTGAAGCGAAGCGCTTTGCGAACACCGGCAGCTCCGCGTACGGCACTGCCCGCGCAGCCGGCAAGGGTGTAGCGGCCTCCGCCGAGCCCGTCACCGTCGCGATCAACACCGACCGCGAGCTGATCAACGAAGTCGAGGACAAGGACGCGAGACTGTACGGCGTGGACCGTCTGATCTCCCGCAAGGCCGCGCAGAACGAGAAGTCGATGCAGAGAGAGCTCGAAAGAGCGTTCTTTGCGGAAGCTGCGACCGCCGGCACCGAGCTGACCACCGAGGCCCCGGGTCCTGCGCAGATTCTCGAAGATCTGATTCAGGCAGTCGAGACCGTCCAGAACGATTTCGTCGACGGCGTTGAAAGAGACATGATCAACGTCATTCTGACCCCGGCGATGTATGGCGCGGTCCGCGTCTATCTCGACAGCGTGGAAAACAACAGCGAGAGAGAAGCCTATGCGCTGTACCACGGCGCGAAGGTGTACTCTTCCGTCTACCTGCCGGAAGGCTATGACGCAATCGCGATGGCCGACGGTTCGATCGCGCAGCCGGTCCTGCCGACCGTTGCACCGGCCGAGAAGATTCCTCTTTCCAACGCGTATGCGTTCGGCCTGTTCTTCAGCTATGGCACGAAGGCTGTTATGCCGGATCTGATCTTCACGCTGCCGCAGGAGGCGTCCGAATAAGGAGGGCAATATGGACTACGGCTTTTACACCAGTATTTACTGCGGCAACCAAATAGCCGCGGAGGACTGGGCAAGGCTGGCGTCCCGGGCGGAAGAATGGCTCGAAATGGCCGAAGCGCTTTATAGCGTGACGTACTACAATTCGACCACCGGCCGCGCGAAGGCAGCCTGCGCGATCGCGGAGTGCTGGCAGGCATTCGAGGCAGAAGACGCGGCAGTGTCTTCCGTATCCGTCGGAAGCGTCTCGACCAGTTACGCGAGCGCAGGAGACCCGAGCGTACTGCTTACCCGTTCATGTATGAAGGCCCTGCGTCTTTACGCAGAAGTTTATCGAGGGAACTATGCGAGGCCCTAACTATACAAAGCTGTTCAAGCAGACCATAAGCGTATACGACCAGACCACGTACAAAAAAACCGTCTACCGGAATGCGTTTTTCGATTTCCGCAAGGTCCAGAACGTGGACCGGACCGGAAGCAGTGAAGCGAATACGGCCCTGATCGTTGTCCCCGGCGCGGCGCAGCCGTTCCGCGTCGGGGACAAGGTTATGATCGGGGACGGCCCGGTCCTTGCGGATGCAAGAGCATGGGCAGAGTTCATTCCGGCGAAGTACAGCGGCCTTGTCGTGATCCGGTACGTGGATCCGAAGTATTATCGCGGAGCCCTTGTGCACTGGGAGGCGGGCGGATGATCGTTCGTTTTGACGTGCCGAGCGTCTCCGAGGTTACGAAGCGCTGCGGGCTGGGCAAGGATGGAAGAGCGC